AAAAATTTGAATGAGTTTTGTAGAAAAAACAATTTAGATTCTGGTGCTATGTCAAACGTGGCCAAAGGCAAAAATAAACACCACAAAGGCTATTCATGCCAGAAAGTAACAAATTAACATGGCGACAAGTGTTCATTTTAACAACTACAACGCTAAGTATAACGAACAGCGTTTAATGGAAGAATTAATCACAGAATCCATAAAGATTATGGGTTTTGATGCATATTATCTCGCTAATAACAATGATGCCGCCAGAGATTTAATCTATGGTGAAGACCCAATCAAGAAATTCCAATCAGCATTCCCATTAGAAATGTATCTTTCTAATGCGTCTGATTACAATGGTGATAGAGAAATGTTCTCTAAATTTGGTTTGGAAATCCGAAACCAAGTGTCCGTCATTGTTTCTAAACGTGCATTCACCGAGCGTGTCCCACAAAATACATTCACAAGACCCCGCGAAGGTGATCTGGTCTATATCCCATTCTTGAATGGTACTGGTGAATTGTATGAAATCAAATTTACAAACCAGAATAAAGACTTCTTTATGTTAGGACGTAAAGTTCCATATTACTATGAATTAGAATTAGAGAAATTCAAATATTCCCAAGAAGTTATTTCTACCGGAGTTGCGGACATCGATCAAGTGGTTACCGACTCGGCATACACATTACATCTAAACACCGGAGTTGGTATTGGTGTTTATCAACTACAAGAATTAGTGTTCCAGGCTGAAGATAACACATATGCTAATGCTACCGCTATCGGAACAGTTCAATCTTGGATTCCATCATCAAATACTTTGTCAATTACTAACATTGCTGGTGAATTCTATGATGAAATGTTAATCATTGGACAAAGCAGTAACGCACAATTCATGCTACAGACATTTGATCCATTAAACGATCCCGCAAATAAAGAATCTTATGATAATGAAGTCATTCAAACCTCTGCGTCTGGGGTTGTAAATAACTCAGAAGTCAATCCGATTGGTGGTCTATAATGGCTGATATCACATATAACAGAATGATTCGTAAATTGACAGTTGCCTTCGGTAACATGTTCAATAATATCACATTAGTCAGATACAATCCGGATGAGACCGAACAAGAACGATTCATTGTTCCTATTGATTATGCAACCAAGGAACTATATGTAGTTCGTCTAGAAGGTGATCCTAATTTAGACAAAAAAGTCCAAATGACATTGCCACGTATGTCTTATGAAATGAACGGATTGACATACGATGCTTCTAGAAAGCAAATGACCAATATCAAGAACTTTGCACAAAATGGACCAACAACATCGGCCCAATATATGCCGGTTCCTTATAACTTTGATTTCTCTCTGTATTTGTATGTAAGAAATATCGAGGACGGAAATCAAATTATTGAACACATTCTTCCTTTCTTTGCACCAGATTATACGATAAAAGTGAATATGATTCCTGAAATGGGTATCATCAAAGAAGTTCCTGTGGTTTTAAATTCTACAAATTATGAAGTTACTTATGAAGGCGATAGAAACTCAGATACCAGAATGGTTATTTGGACACTAAACTTCACTGTTAAAGGGTTCATCTTTGGTGCAGAAACGACCGCTGGGCTCATTAAGACTTCGATAACAAATATTCATAACGATATTGGTTCAGCAGATACTATAATATTCAATGTTAATTCTGGTGGTAATGGTGAATATGAACCAGGAGAAACCGCATATCAAGGATTCTCTTCTGCTCTCGCCACCGCATCAGGAAGAGTTGTTAACTGGAGTTCATTGAATAAACAGCTTACATTATCAAACCTACAAGGAAATTTTGTATCAAACCAACCAATTGTTGGTGCAATTACAAATGCTGAATGGTCTTTTAATTCTTATTCTGTTGCTCCATATGAATATGCAACTATCACAGTCACACCAAATCCGTCAAATGCTAACGCTAACGGAATTTATACATATACTAATACAATAACCGAATATAATAATGTCTAATTTTGAAAAATCAATGGATGAAATCTTTGATGTGGCCACAAAAGTTGTTGATGTTCCACATGAAACAAAGATAGTTCCGGTCGCACCACCACCAGTTCCAGAAACTGGTTTGGACTTAACCAATGACCTTACCGACGCATATGAGCAAACCAAGTCCAATTTACAAGATGTAATCGAACAAGGAAAAGAAGCACTAGAAGATATGCTTAGAATCGCTCGTGAATCCGAACATCCTCGTGCTTTTGAAGTTTATGGAACTTTATTAAAGAACATGGTTGATGCCAATAAAGAACTTCTCTCTGTTCAAAAACAAATGCGAGATATGGATAAAAATTCCAAGGGCGGTAGTACCACAATTGATAAAGCTGCTTTTTTTATAGGATCAACTTCAGAATTGAATAAGTTGATCAAAGGCAAATAATGATTAATACTAAAGACAGCTACCGCGACAATCCGTTACTTAAACGTGCTGGCGTAGAACTAAAATATACTCAAGAGCAAGTCGAAGAGTATATGAAATGTGCCAAAGATCCGGTGTATTTTGCGGCAAATTATATCAAAATTGTTAACGTTGACGAAGGTCTTATTCCTTTTAAAATGTGGGACTTTCAAAAGGACATGATCCGATTGTTCCACGAAAATCGTTTTGCTATCACAAAATGTCCTCGACAAGTCGGTAAAACCACCACTTCTGTTGCATATCTTCTTTGGTTAACTCTATTTACAGATACCCAAAATATTGCGGTTCTTGCCAACAAAGGTTCTCTGGCTCGTGATATTTTGGCGAAATACCAATTGGCATATGAAAACTTACCAATGTGGTTACAACAGGGTATTATTACTTGGAACAAAGGTAACGTAGAACTCGAAAATGGTTCTAAGATTATCGCAGCATCCACATCATCTTCAGCAGTTCGTGGGGGGGCTTTCAATGTAGTTTTCTTGGACGAATTTGCTTTCGTTCCGGCCAACATTGCCAATGAATTCTTTAACTCAGTATATCCTGTTATTTCATCTGGTAAATCCACCAAAATTATTATCGTTTCTACACCAAATGGTATGAATCTATTCTATAAACTTTGGATGGACGCGATTGGCAATAAGAACGGATATAAACCATTCGAAATTCATTGGTCAATGGTTCCGGGAAGAGACGAAGCGTGGAAAGAAGAAACAATTAGAAACACTTCCGAAGAACAGTTCCGTCAAGAGTTTGAATGTGAATTTTTGGGCTCCACAAATACACTTATCTCCGCACAAACACTCCAAAGAATGGTTTACTTTGATCCTGTATCTGAACACGATAAGGTCAAAATTTATGAATTGCCGAAAAAAGAAATTGATGGAGAATCATTAAAAGATCACTTATATGCTATAACAGTAGACGTATCCGAAGGAAAGAACTTAGACTCATCTGCATTTTCAGTCTTTGATATATCCCAGATACCATATAAGCAAGTTGCTTCATACCATAGTTCTTCTATATCACCAATTTTATTCCCAACGGTTATATACAACGCAGCAAGATTATATAATGATGCATATGTGTTGGTCGAAATTAACAATACACCACAGGTTGCTGATACGTTGCATAGCGAATTGGAATATGAAAACTTATGGAAAGTGTTCACTGGTAATAAAAAACCACAACAATTATCTGCCGGATTTGCACGGGGTGTGCAGCTAGGCGTTAAAATGTCACCACAGGTCAAAAGAATCGGTTGTTCTAACATGAAGACACTGATCGAAGGTAACAAACTTATTATTAATGATTTCGATACGATTTCAGAGTTGACTACATTTATTGCGGACAAGAATTCATTCGCAGCAGAATCAGGTGCCAATGATGACTTGGTTATGACTCTTGTGTTATTTGCATGGGCATCGACGCAAAAGTATTTTAAAGAAATAGTAAGCCATGATATTAGAAAACAACTTCAGCTTGAAACTTTAAATCAAGTTGATGATGAAACTTTACCAGATCCAATTATCGACGACGGATTAAACCACGGACTCGAATTAATGGATGGTGATTTGTGGGATTCTAACTCTGGTGGTGGTGTCTATGACTCCTTCATAAGAGACATGTTGAGAAATCTATAAAAATGGCGATTCATAAATATTCGTATGGTATTTACTGCCAAATAACAGAATAATTCAAGGAGAAGATACAAATGGCTATAGCTCAATTATCTCCAGGTGTAGTTGTAAACGAAGTTGACTTAACCACAGTTGTCCCTTCAGTTCTTACTACTGCCGGTGCATATGTGGGACCTTTTGCGTGGGGACCAGTTAACTCAATCGTTCCAATCAGCACTGAACCCGGAATGGTCGCCACTTTCGGCAAACCAAACACTTTCAACGCTAACTCGTGGTTTACTGCTGCGTCTTTCTTGGCGTATGGTAATAACTTAAACCTTGTTCGTGCGGCTAATACCTCTACCAACAACGCTACATCGGTTACCAACACAACAGGATCAGCAAACGTACAAATTCAAAATGCTTCCGCATTCCAATTTAATTACTTGGGTGCCGGTGCTGCAAATACATACGGCCCATTCGTTGCTCGTTACCCAGGCGTTTTAGGTAACTCCATCACTGTTTCGGTTATCGACGGCGGCGCAAACACAATTCAATTTACCGATTGGCAAGTTCCGGTTTCTAATGTTGCTGGTTACAACTATGCTAATGTTGCATTGTCTGGATTCTTTGGTACACAACCAGGAACTTCATACTCAGCTTCACAATTAGGTGCAGCAAACGACGAAATTCACATCGCTGTTGTTGATACTGGTGGTTTGATCACTGGTACCCAAGGTACAGTTTTAGAAACATTCCCATTCCTATCCAAAGCCATCGATGGTATTGATAAAAATGGTAATAGCAACTATTACAAAAATGTATTGTTTACTAATTCCGCATATGTTTATGCAATGGACCCAGTAAATTACAGCGCAACTAATGCTACATGGGGTAGAGCTACCGCTAATACTTCATTTGCTACATTGTCCGGCGCTCAAACAATCAGCTTGGCCGGTGGTACTGAAATCTATCCTACCGATGCGGACATCGTTAATGCATATGATTTGTTCTCAGATCCAGTATCTTCGCAAGTTTCTTTGTTGATGACTGGCCCTTGGGATACCACAGTTCAACAAAACGCAATTCAAATTGCATCTTCACGTAAAGACTGTGTTGCTTTTGTTTCGCCTCCACAATCTGCTGTTGTTAATAACGCAGGAAATGAACAAACTAGCGTAACTGCGTGGTACAACGGATTGTCTTCTGTGACCGGAAACCCATCGGGCTCTTACGGTTTTGCTGACTCTGGTTGGAAATACATGTTCGACAAATACAACAACGCATATCGTTGGGTTCCGTTGAATGGTGACATTGCTGGTCTATGTGTGAACACAGACTCAACAAACGCTCCTTGGTGGTCGCCAGCAGGTTTTAACCGTGGTGCTATCAAGAACGTTATTAAACTTGCTTGGAACCCTACTCAAGCCCAACGTAATGCCATCTATCCATATGGTATCAATCCGGTTGCTTCTTTCCCAGGAAATGGCACTGTATTGTTTGGTGATAAGACAATGCAAGTTAAACCTTCGGCATTTGATCGCATCAATGTTCGTAGATTGTTTATCGTTCTTGAACAAGCAATCCAAAAAGCTGCTCAATACTCATTGTTTGAATTCAACGATGCATTTACACAAGCACAATTTGTCGCTTTGGTAACTCCATTCTTGGCTCAAGTTCAAGGCCAACGTGGTATTACTGCTTTCCAAGTTGTTTGCGATTCTACAAATAATACCCCTGCTGTTATTAACGCTAACCAATTTGTTGGTGATATCTACATTCAACCCGCACGTTCAATCAACTATATTCAGTTGAACTTTACTGCTGTTGGTACTGGTGTCAACTTCTCAACAGTTGTTGGTCAAGCCTAATAAATAGAAGAACAAGGAGAATAAAATGGCAGCACCATTTCAAATCGACAGCTTCAGATCAAACTTCGGTGGGGACGGTGCCCGTCCCAACTTATTCCAAGTTGTGATGAACGTACCTAACGCAATTCAATCAGTCGCACCACTAAATGCTGATTCAATTACATTCATGGCTAAGGCAGCACAATTGCCTGGTTCTACAATCGGAACCGTTCCGTTGTATTACTTTGGTCGTGAAATGAAGTTTCCTGGCAACAGAACTTTTGCTGATTGGACCATCACCATTATCAATGATGAATCATTCCTAATCCGTAACGCTATGGAAGCCTGGATGAATTCTATCAATAGTAATGCCGGTAACGTAAGAAACAACAACACCACATCACCTTTGGGTTATACCACAAATGCTACTGTTAATCAGTTCAGCAAAAATGGAACTAATACAAATGTTGGTGAAGTTCAAGCTGGTATCATCAAGAGCTATAATTTCTACGGTATGTTCCCGGTTGATTTATCTCCAATCGATTTAGATTGGGGTACAAATGACACAATTGAAGAATTTACAGTGACTTTTGCATACCAATATTGGACAGCAGCATCTACAGATCAGATTTCTGGTTCTGCATTTGCTCCACAATAATCCAACCTATATACAGAGAGGGCTTCGGTCCTCTCTTTTAATGTGACTTTGAATCGGATTTAAAAACATATGGCATCTCAAAATAAATTTTCTCTTTTTGGTTTCACCATTTCTCGTGGTGATGATCAACAAGACACACAACAATCATTCTCACCTCCGAGTAATGATGATGGTGCGTTAACCATTACGTCTGCTGCATATTATGGAACATATGTTGACTTGGATGGTACCGCGAAAAATGAAGTAGAACTTATTTCTCGATACCGCGAAATGGCTATGCAGCCAGAAATTGAATCCGCTATTGATGATATTGTTAACGAAGCAATTTGTCAAGACGACGACGGTAAAATTTTACAAATCGTGTTGGACGATTTAAAACAACCAGCAAAAATTAAAGAAGCTATTAAAGCAGAATTCAATACTATCATGCGTTTGTTAAATTATACAAACATGGCGCAGGATATTTTCCGTAGATACTACATCGACGGTAAACTTTATTATCACATCATTATCGACCGCGAAACACCGACACAAGGTATCAAAGAATTACGTTATATCGATCCACGTAAACTTCGAAAGATTCGTGAAGTAAAGAAACAAAAAGATGAACGTACTGGTGTTGAAGTTGTCAATACAGTCAACGAATACTACATCTTTAATGATAAAGTTACTACCGGTTCATCGACCAATTATGGCCCTGTAGGAACACGCATTACAACCGATTCTATCATTTCAGTTGTGTCTGGTTTGATGGACTCTAGACGCGCAGTTGTATTGTCCTATTTGCACAAGGCTATTAAGCCGTTAAATCAATTAAGAATGATTGAGGATGCCACGGTCATCTATCGTATCTCTCGTGCACCAGAACGCCGTATATTCTATATTGACGTGGGTAATTTACCCAAGCTAAAGGCAGAACAATATTTGCGCGACATTATGGTCAAATACAAGAACAAACTTGTGTATGACGCAAACACCGGAGAAGTCCGTGATGATCGTAAATTCTTGTCTATGATGGAAGACTTTTGGTTACCTCGTCGTGAAGGCGGCAAGGGAACAGAAATTACTACATTGCCGGGTGGACAAAATCTGGGCGAACTAGAAGATGTTAAATACTTCGAGAAAAAGCTATATAAATCATTGAATGTGCCAATTTCTAGATTAGATCCAAACAGTTCTGGTTTTTCATTGGGGCGAGTTGGTGAAATTACACGAGATGAATTGAAGTTTGCTAAATTTGTTGGACGTATGAGAGCTAAATTCTCTGACTTGTTTGACCAATGCTTACGAGTTCAATGTGTTCTTAAAGGTATTTGTACGGATGATGAATGGAAAGAGTTCAAAGAACACATCCACTATAACTTCATTAAAGATAACAATTTCACCGAGCTTAAAGAAGCCGAGTTAATGAAAGAACGTTTATCTTTATTGGGCGAAGTAGATCCATATACTGGACGTTATTTTTCACAGGCATGGATTCAACGTAACGTATTGCGCCTGACGGATGATGAAATCCAGAAGATGGAAAATGAGATCGAAGAAGAAAAAGAAGCTGGTATGGGATTGCCTGTTGGTGTTATGAATGATGTGGCACAAGCTCAAATGACGGCAAATATCGGCCAAGAAGATAGCGAGCATCAAGCTGAATTGGACAGAGAAACACAGAAACAACAAGCTGTACAACAAGCAAAATTGATCAAGAAGCAAGTTAAAAAAGAAGAGTTAGAACCAACTCTTGATATTGTTAAAAGAACTTTACACGGTTAATAGGAGACTAAAATGAACGCAAGAGACCTAATCGATTACGCATCTAACGATGACGCTGGTAATTTCAGAAGCGCAATGTATGCTGCCATTCATGATAGAGTTGCCGCACACATCGAAGCCAAGAAGCAAGAAGTTGCTCAATCTTTAGTTACTCAATCTGAGGGAACTAAACCAAAGATGAAAAAAGAAGATGAAGCACACCACATGAAAAAGGAAGAAGAAAAACCTAAGCATGGTGTTACAGAGGAAGAAGAACCAAAGCGTTCACCATTCCCAGGTTCTGCTGAATATAAAGCCAAGTTCCCTAAAAAAGGTGAATCAGAATTCGATAAAAAGAAAACTGAAAAAGGTACTGAATATCACCGTAAAATGAACTCAGAAGAAACCGAACTTCAAACCGAAGAAGCTGGTCAATTTCGTTTAGTTTCTAAACATGGAACCGGCAAACATACCGCCAAAGTTTATAAAGATAAAGATTGGGGCGAATACCGTGTCCGTCATTATCAAGACGGTAAGCACATGGGCGAAGACAGCGATAGCCACCATGATGATCTGCACGATGCTCAACATTCAGCAGAAGCAAATATTAAGCACATGGACAAGAAAAGCAAATAATGAAAAATTTCAAAGACTTTTTGGTAACAGAAGAAGTATCTCCGAAAGGAGATGAATTTCTGTTACCTGAAGGTTTTGTTTTCTGTGAAGAACCGGAACTTGTAGGTAATATAACCGAGGCAAAATCGGGCGACCTTCCAGCAGTTTTGATTATGCGTAGAGTTGCCATTAGACAGTATCCTAACAATCAAAAAATTGCTTTATATAAGGTAGATAAGATTGAGCGGTATATCACTATCCCATATGGCGAACCGGATCATATACTAAATGTTGCGGGTGAATGATGTCTTTTTCAATATATAAAGCCACCAACACAATAAATGGAAAATCGTATTCCGAAAGCCATAAATACAATCTATCAGTATCACACAAAGGTCACATAGTCAGTTTGGAAACTAAAATAAAGACATCTAATGCATTAAAGGGGATACTGAAGGGTCCGCAAATGAAAGTAGTATGCGAACATTGCGGGATTTCTGGTGGTATTAGTGTTATGAAAAGATGGCACGGAGATAATTGTAAGCATAAAAATATGCAAAAGATTAATAATAACACATGAATAAATTTACATATCAAATTTTAAGAGATACCCAGACAGATTCCGTAATTAAAATTACTGGATTCTTTGATGGTGTGTCTGGTCCCGAAGCTAATGGCTCTCGCATACCCGCAAACACATTAGCATTTGCTTTAGATGCTAATGGTGCACAATTACATACATCACAAAGCCTAAGCAATACACCATTGAATTATTATGATCTTCAAGTTACTGGTGTTAAATATTATGTCAATTTTCCTACAACCAATGTTGGTGGTGTTGAACTTTATTGGAATGGCGCTGGTGCAAATACAACCGCGCAGTATGCAAACTCGGCAACTATTTTCCATTTGAATTTACAAGGTGAATTTGGTCTAGGCGAACAATTACCTTCCATTTTAAATAATTCCGGCAATAACTCAATTTCAAATTCTATTGGTAATGGTGATCTAGGTGTTATGTCAACAGGAGCAACACCTAATTCTGCTTATACATTGATTATCGCTTTGCGTAAAAATAACCAAATGTATGGTCGTGGCCAATTCCAAGATCCAGCAGCATTCAACTACAAGCCATATGGGCTTACTCCATAATACTGGACGCAATTATGAACAATTATACCTATCAAGTTTTAAGAGACACCACAGAAAAAACAGTTATCAAATTAACTGCAAATTTCGATGGTTCGGGCCAAGAAACAAACTATTATAGAATTTCCGCAAATACTTTGGGTGGTGCTTTAGATGCTAACGGCGCTCTATTATACACATCACAAAGCCTAAGCAATACACCATTATCTTTTTACAACCTTTCTGTTTCCAGAATTGGATATAACATTGCTTCACAACAAAAAGGTTATGTAGAATTGGTTTGGACCTCAGCAAATACAGCACAAAGTGTACCAATTATTAATATGGATTTGTGTGGCGAATATGGTGAAGATCAGGGCGTTGTTTCGGTAAAAAATAACGCACCCAATCCAACAGGAGACATTGGTGTTATTACATATGGCTTGGTTGCGAACTGTGCATATTCATTGATTATTGAATTGCGTAAAGACAATGCAATGTACCAACGTGGTCAATATAATGATCCAGCGGCATTCAATTACAAACCATACGGGGTAACTCCATGAAGTTAATTAAAGAAGTATATGATACCGTCAATTTTATCACTGAAGGTGATGATGGTAAAAAAACATTATACATAGAAGGACCAATGCTTGTTTCTGAAAAGAAAAATAAGAACGGTCGCTTGTATGAATTCAACACGATGAAAAAAGAAGTTCATCGCTATACCGAAGAGTACATCAATAAGAATCGTGCATTCGGTGAATTGGGACATCCAGAAACTCCAACTATCAATCTTGATCGCGTTTCTCACATGATCGTAGGTTTACGTGAAGATGGAACACAATGGATTGGTAAAGCAAAGATTTTAGAAACTCCAATGGGTAACATTGCTCGTAAGTTAATCGAGGGTGGTGGCCAACTTGGTGTTTCTTCAAGAGGTATGGGATCATTGAAAAATGTTAACGGTGTTAATGTTGTTCAACCCGACTTTTATCTAGCCACAGCGGCAGATATTGTAGCTGACCCTTCTGCACCTGGGGCCTTTGTCCAGGGGATAATGGAAGGCAAAGAATGGATGTTGGTCAATGGTGTTTGGACAGAACAAGATCAGACTCTAGCTATTCAGCAAATTAAAAAAGCTACTAGCAAAGAGATTGAAGCAGTGAGTCTTCACATATTTGAAAACTTCATGAAAAAACTATAAACAATAAATATTCAATATAAAATCAAGGAGATTTTTTAAAATGAAAAGATTCAAACTGTCAGAAGCCGCTAGTGCAATTCTTGAAGGTTCTAAAGAAACCTTTGACGCTAACATTGCGGCTAAAAGAGGCCAACGTGGTCAAGATGCTCACAAAAAGGGCGAAGTTGGTGACGACAAGTTGCCAGCATCCGTTGCTTATGGCGAACACGAAGCCGGTCATATCGGCGACTCACCAGAAAAAAACAGCGATGTATTGCCAGATTACCTAAAAGGTACTCCTTCAGCAACACCTCCAGGAGCAACACCACCAGTTGGTTCAGAAAAAGATGGCGTTGGTTATTCTAAACCAAAAGGCCAACCACAAGAAACAATGGGTCGTAAAGATGTATTAGTTCAACAAGAACCTACACACATGGATCAAATCCGTGACCGTATTGCTGGTAAAACACCAACACAAACTTTCCAAAAGAACCCAGGTGCTACCTTCCAATCTTATGGTGAAGGTTTAGACATGTCTGATGACGTTCGCGCTTTGTTGGCTGGTGAAAATCTTTCAGAAGAATTTGCACAAAAAGCTACTACAATTTTTGAAGCCGCCGTTACTTCACGTATCGAAGCTATCGCCGAACAAGTTGAACAAGAATTGGTTGAACAATTCGAAGCTGCTGTTGAAGAAATCAAAGAAGACTTGGCTACCAAAGTTGATGACTATTTGAACTATATGGCAGAAGAATGGATGAAAGAAAATGCATTGGCAGTTGAAACTGGCCTACGTGCAGAAATCGCTGAAGAATTCATCGACGGTTTGCGTAACCTATTCGTTGAACACTACATCGACATTCCAGAAGACAAGGTTGACGTTGTTGCAGAAATGGCAGATAAAGTTACTGACCTAGAAGCACAATTGAACGAAGAAATTTCTCGTAACATCGAACTAAAGAAAAGTTTGAACGAACAGAAAAAGGTGGAGGCAATCTACACAGCGTGTGAGGGCCTAACACAAACTCAAGTAGAAAAATTGAAATCACTCGCAGAGGGTGTGGAATTTACTACTGAAGAAGAATTTGCATCTAAATTATCAACTTTGAAAGAATCATATTTCAAAGCTGATGTTAAGTTTGCAGATAATTCTGCTTTGGATGATGAAGTCCACATCGAAGAAGAAAAGAAGACCGCAAAGTCTGCTGATCCTTTGATGGAACAATATGCAACAATGATCTCAAAATCTGTTGCTAAATAAATAACAAATAAGTTAAACATTTAAGGAGTTACCCTCATGTATATGTCAGAAGAACTACAAAAGAAATGGGCTCCAGTTCTGGAACACTCAGAACTAGACGCCATTAAAGATCCATACAAAAAAGCTGTTACAGCTTTGGTATTGGAAAACCAACACGCCGCTATGACCAAAGATCGTCAAGCGTTGATGGAAACTACCGATGGTGGTCCTACCAACGTTACCGGTTCTGGTATCAGCAACTTTGACCCAATCTTGATCAGCTTGGTTCGCCGTTCGTTGCCTAACTTGATCGCGTATGACGTTGCTGGTGTTCAACCAATGACTGGTCCTACCGGCTTGATCTTTGCAATGAGAGCAAAATATGCTGCTCAATCTGGTTCAGAAGCATTCTACAACGAAGCGAACACAATGTTCTCTGGCGTTGGTTCCGCAGCTAACCCATACGGTTTCACCGGTACAACCGCAACCGACACAAGCACCGCTACTCAAGTTAACGCATCTGGTTCTGCTAATACCACAACTGGTATCGCTATGCCTACTAGCGTTGCTGAATTCTTGGGTTCTGATGCAAATGCAGCGTTCCAACAAATGGCTTTCTCAATCGAAAAAGTTACTGTTACCGCACAAAGCCGCGCATTGAAAGCTGAATACTCACTAGAACTTGCACAAGACTTGAAAGCAATTCATGGTCTTGATGCTGAAACAGAATTGTCTAACATTCTGTCTACTGAAATTTTGGCTGAAATTAACCGTGAAGTTATCCGTACCATTTACAACACTGCTAAAATCGGTGCACAATACGGTACAACAACTGCTGGTTACTTCGATTTGGATACAGACTCTAACGGTCGTTGGTCTGTTGAACGTTTCAAAGGTTTGATTTTCCAAATCGAACGCGATGCGAACGTTATTGCGAAGCAAACACGTCGTGGTAAAGGTAACGTTCTGATCGTTTCGTCAGACGTTGCTTCCGCTATGGCTATGGCTGGTGTATTGTCTTACACTCCAGCATTGCAAGCTGACCTACAAGTTGATGATACCGGTAACACCTTTGCAGGTATGTTGCACGGTCGTATCAAAGTGTATATCGATCCATACTACGGTGGTTACACATCTAACCAAGAATTGGTTACCGTTGGTTACAAGGGTTCTAGCCCATATGATGCAGGTTTGTTCTACTGCCCATACGTTCCTCTACAAATGGTTCGTGCAGTTGATCAATTCACCTTCCAACCAAAAATCGGTTTCAAAACCCGTTATGGTATGGTTGCTAACCCATTCGCTGAAGGTCTAACAGCAGGTAATGGTCGTTTAGATTCACAATCTAACGTTTACTACCGTTTGTTTGCAGTGAAAAACTTGATGTAATCAAGAAACCACCGAAGAGTGGTATTTACAAGGGACCTTCGGGTCCCTTTTTTAT